CATCGAACAACTCATCGTTTTTATGAATTAACTTATCAATGTTCATAAGTATCCTCTCTATGTCTAATCAGTCTATCTTCAAATGCTTCCAACAGTTCCTCACTGTTAATCTCTAGCACTTCCAGTACCATTATCTCGTCGTGGTCGCGTAGGAACTGTTCCTTGTATTCTTCAAACGACATTTTTATCCCTCACATACTTTAGTAATTCCTTCGTAGTCTTTACAGTGAAGTGAGCAAAGCCTTCCTTCTCACACCACTGTCCCATAGTCATCTTGCTACCCTTACGTACCTTCTTGTGGGGGTCTGACAAGACAAATACTAACTCCCATTCTGGCATCGAGTCTCGGATGGCGGTGTACTTTTGTGTGTCGCCTACCCTGAAGTAACCCTTTGCCTCGATTAGTATTGCCTTCTCTTCATGTACAAAGTCTGGTACGTACTTCCTGTGTATAGTGTAAGGCAGTCTGTATGGCTCGTACTTAAACTCTTTGTTGAGTTGGTCGTACAGTGCTGACTCCAAGCCTGACCTAAATTTCTTTTTACTCATCGAGGCTCAACTCCTGTACGTTAGGTTCGTTGACTACCTTGCAAAGATACTTAGGAGCGTAGGAATAGTTGAACAGCCTTAACTCTGGATAACAATGCTTTTTGTACTGGCAATAAGAGCAACCAACAGCCAACTTTAAATTTCCTGACTTGCCATCTGGTTGCGGCTGATAGCAAACCACCTCCGGTTCTGGTTGCTCTACGAGCTTTTTTAAGCGTTCTACTCGCTCTACTACTGTGCCGTTGAAGGCTTCGTAGGCTTGGAACTCTTTGCCGTCCATGTCGTACTTGAGGAACGTAAGGTGACCGTTAGTCTTATCAATAGCCAACCAACCAATGTCACGACTCTTCTCTGAGTGTGCGTAAGCTCTAATCTGGTCTACGTAGCCGAACGGGTCGTCATTCAGTATCTTGCCTTCCTTAAACTTCTTAAAGCCAAAAGCACTGGCTGACTTAACGTCGGTAACTACACCATCAATCTTGCAGTCCATGTGTCCTACAATACCACCTACATTACATACCTTCTGTTCGTCTGTGACTGTGTGTCCTGCCATGCGTGTAAGGAACAACAACATCTCCTCAACCATGTGACCGTACATAAACTTGACGTAGGTGTGTGGCTGTATCTTCTCTTTATCAGTACCGTGTACGTGATTCCACAGGTACTTGTCTGTGCGGCCTATGTTCGACAGTCTGAGCGTCCGGTTATCCTTTCGCTTCTCTCTGCCAAACTCTGTACGCATCAGGGCTTTAATGTTCTCTCCATACTTCTCAATCTCCGCTTCAACGTCTACTGATGGGTCTGCATCTTTTGTTTCCATCAGGGCGTATATATCGTCTACTAGAGTCTCAGTTGTTTTCATCTTCTAATTCCTTGAATCCTTGTATGGCTTCCGGTAAGAACAGTTTGTTTAACGGAATCAGGTGCATCCGACTGGCGTTGTTATCGCCTCCCGCCACTGACCTGAACTTGTTAGCACTAATTATTTTCTTTAAGACTTTCGTATCAAACACCAAGGTGCAGTACTCGTCGTCCCCTACGCATAGATTGTGGAACCAGTAGTCAGACTCTGTGGCTTCAATCCCAGACGGCTTACCCCATGACTCATACTCTATGCAAATGTTTCCTGTCTTCTGCCAGAGTTCTTTCTCTGACTTAACTTCAATCTTCTTGTTGGTTAGCATATCAGCAATCTTATCTTCCCTTACCTCGCCGTATGCTAAATCAATGTCAAACTTCTTCCTGTCCGCTTTAGTGGGTTTCACTCCAGTCTCCTCCGACTTGGTACTCCCCTGCCAAAGGGCAGTTGAGGTTGTAGTGTTTTCCTGCCGCTTCAATGCAAGCAGTTGCGAGCCATCCAAACCTTTCTGCGTCCTTCTCTGCGACCTCCGTCTGGATTTCATCGTGTATGTTTCCTATAAACTTGTAATCAATCTTGTGTAGTTGAGCGTACTCGTCCAGTAGGCACAGTGCTTTCTTCATAACGATTGCACCTGCGCTCTGTAGTAGAGTATTTAGTGCCGCGTGTTCTGACCGTACAGCGACCCTTCGCCCATCCAGTCCAAGAACATAACCTCTTCTTGCAGCCACAACAACTCGTTCTCGTAGCTTTCTAAGAGCAGGCGTATTTCGGAGGAACTGTTCCTTAAGTCGCTTACCATCTCTTGCACTTCCTCCGATGATACTTCCGATTTTCGCATCTCCTGCGCCGTAAAGGAAAGCGTAGATAAAAGTCTTTGCTTGGTTTCGAGTTTCAACGCCCGAAGCCAACTGGTTTGCCGTGTGAATATCTCCATTGAGAATTTCATTAGTGTAATCCTTATCGTTCATGTAGTGTGCAAGCATACGTAATTCCAAGCCACTTGCGTCCATACCTACTAGCCTGTAGCCTGTAGGCACTGTCCAAACCTCTCTGCACTGTTTACCGTAGGGTGCATTACCTGCCGGTACTTGAGCAACATTTGGTTTAGAGTGTGTCATACGTCCTGTAACTGCGCCGTTGGCGTTGACATAACCATGCACTCTACCGTTATCCTGAACTGCGTCCAACCAACTCTGTATCTGCGCGATGCGCTTCTGTACCATAAGGTACTCACCAATAAGCTCCGCTTCCGGTATACCCTTCACCTTGTTAAGAACGCTCTCATCAACGATAGGCTGTCCTTTCTCTGTAAAGGTCTCTGGTTTCCATCCGAAGTATTGTAGGTAACGACCTATCTGTTGTCGTGAGCCTAAGTTAAACTCTGGATAATCCAGTCTGCTAAATGGTGCTACTGCTGTTGTCCACTGTTCCCCTAAGAACTTCAGGCCGACTACTGAGTAACTGCCGTCCTTCTTTACCTTGGGTGTTATCTCCTTAATGAATGTAGGTAAGGGTTTGAACTTCTCGTGTACCTTATCTTCCAAGTCAAACTTCTTTTCCTTTAGCTCCGCCAGAAGTACAAAAGACTTCTCTTGGTCTAGTACCCATCCGTTCTTAATTTGCTTGCTAATAATCCTTTGTACCTGACCTTCAAGCACAATGCTTTGATTTCCAAAACTTGCAAGGTCACGAAGTAATCTCTGGTACACCAGTTCATTAACTCGTACGTCTTGCTCACAATACTCCACCATATCCTGAGAAAAATTATCCCAATCACTGTGTTCTCCTTTCGGTTGATTTAGTAACTGACCCCAGTTCTCCAATGAATGACCGCCTTGTCGTGATGGCTCTGCCAGTCTGGACATAACTAACGTATCTGTTACTTTACATTTGCTGAAGTCTACGTCGAGTAGCTGTTCCAAAACCGGAATATCGTACCCGATGATGTTGTGACCAATGACCTCTAGCTCGCCCTGCTCTTTAATCCAGTCCTTGAAACAAAGTAGGTCGTCGCCTGACCACGTTATAAACTCCTTAGCCCCTATCTCGTAGGCTACAATACACCAAACCTTGTCAGGGTTAAGGCCATTGGCTTCGATGTCAAAGACTATCTGTTTCATTAGGACTCCTGCTGTTTCCTGTCTCTATAATCACACCAACCATTAATGGAATCAAAAACTTCCTCAATGCTGTTGTAACCTGAGTACCACTTACAATGTGCTTTGTGTCTAGGTGTCCACTTCATTGTATGAGGTGAAATAAAGAAGTAACACTTCCTGTGATGGAAACATATCTGACCTGCACCATACGGATATATTTTCTTCTTTCCTAGTCTCTTTAGCTCATTTATTGCTTCCTCTATCATTACAGGGTCTGCAATGTCTGTCTCTGTTACTTGGTACTGACTGACTCTATTAACCATGTTAGAACTCCACGTTACTCTCTGTAGGACAAGCTGTTTCAATCATACGTCCCGAGTCTATATCGTAATAAAGATGACAAGCGGCTCCAGTCAAACCTACAAACCTGTTCTTTAATACCCTGACACATGTTGTGTTACGTATTTGCTCGTCCGGATGCTGTTGGTCTCGCTCTAGTCCAATAACCATATCACTTAACTGTGCGATAGCCGCTGAACCTCGTAGCTCTCCTAAGCTAATCTTTCCTCCGTCCTCGTGCGCCTTCTGCCCTGATGGTCGTCTGAGGTGTGACACCAAGAATAACCCGACTCCTGTCTCCTGCACTATCTTCCGTAGGTTGGTCATAATGCTGTCGATTGCCTTACGCTCGTCTCCCTGCGCTTGGTCACTGACTACAATACTAAGGTGGTCAAGGATAATCCATTTGCAGTCCAAGCCTTTAGCCATGTACCTGATGCGTCCTAGCAAGTCGTCCTCACTGGTACTGCCGAAGTGGTCGAGCAAATGTATTCTATCTAACCCGAATGTCTTCTCCCAGTAACCACGTTCCTCACCTTCCACCAGAGAGTTCCTAACGTCCGGCAGATGTAACTGCTTGTTGGCCTCGATAGACATAATGCCTAGCGTGGTCTTAGGTACGTCCTCTTCCAAGGCTAGGATACCCACGTTGTCCTCGGTGTTCTTCAATAGGTAATGCTCTAGCTCTCGCATAATCTGAGACTTACCCATGCCCGACCCTGACGTTATCGTGACCAGTTCCCGTGGTCTGAATCCGTGTGTGAACTCATTCAAGCATTCCCACGGATAAGGTATCGACTTGATGTCCTTCTGTTCCTGTAGCAAGTCCCACGTATCCAAGCCTGAGACAATCCCGTCCGGTCTGTAGACCTTAGCGTCCCACCATGCCCTAGTGAACTCCTGTATCTTCTTGGCCTTGAGCATATCCCCTGCGTCCTTCAAGGGTAGTACTACGTTCTTGGCCTTGTTAGGTGTGAACAAGTTAAGCACTGACTGTGCCGCCTCCTGTCCTGCCTTGTCATTGTCGAAACATATCACTACGTTGTCGAACGACTCTAGCCATTCCAAGTTGGCTTTAATGTCCTTACTGGCTCCTGCCGCACCTGACCGGATAGACACTACAGGCCACTTGCCGTCGAACATCTCACTGACTGCTAGTGCGTCCGCCTCTCCCTCGGTGATGGTAATGTACTTACCGCCTTCCCTGAATGCTTGCTGACCGAACAAGCCTACGTTATCAAAGTTCCCTGTTGCGTAGAATCCCTTGGTCTCTACCTGTCTAACCTTCGTCCCTGTAGGCTTGTTGCTGTCCTTGTCATAGTACGGGTAGTGATGCTTGACAATTTGTCCCTCCGGTGAGAACTCCACAGTAACGCCGAACTTCTGCGCTATGCCCTGTGAGATTCGCCTGTCAGGGATTGCCGCTATTACTCCTGTCATCTCAAATGCCCTTGTTGGTGTACGTTGTGCAAAGTCTGAGGCAGTTCCGTTGCCTCTCTCGTAGTAGCCACACCCATTGCTGAAGCAGTGAGCGTGACCGTCAGAGTACCTTGCCAGATTGTTAGCAGAGCCACACTTAGGGCATGACTCGTGCTTCAAGAAGGTAGACTTCTCTGTCATTAAAAGTCCTCGTTCGAGTCAGTCTGTTCCGCTACCTCTAATACTTTGACCTTGTTGAGGTATGTACTGGTTCCGTGTACTGGGTGTGGTGCGCCTTCCTGCCAGAGGATACGTACCTTAGAGCCTCGTGGTACTCGGCCTGCGAACGGTGAACCATCTGCGTTTAAGACACCAACCTCGAACTTGCTTGCGAACTTGCGCTGTTTGACACCTTCGTACTCGCGGAGCTTAACGCCTGCTGAGTCTAGCTCTGCGGCCTTGTCCTCGTCCAGAGACAATACCAAAGAGTATTTACCTGTGGACTGTCCGTTGTACATCTCATGCTCGGTGAGATTCTCGAATGCTACTGTGCCTTCCAATACTTGTGCTGTCATATCTATTTACCTTTTGATTAAATTAAATTGTTACTACTTAGGTATACCTTAGTTAGTTGCTTTTAGTTTATTATAAAAGAACATAACATAAGTATAGTATATCATTAATTGTTGT